GCCCCAACAAAGTATTGTTCCGTCGCTATCTGAGGATAGCATTCTACGGGAATCCCGTTCGCATGCAAAATTTGCATTGGTCTCACTGTGGACCAGACTCCTAACCTTGGAGTATCGTCAAAATGACGAGTTTATCCTTTTAACAAAGGATGTTCCTCATAAGGAACGTGAGATTCTCTCTGTCCTCTCAAAGAAGGACGCTGCGATCTTTCGAGATCACATGATTGGTAATCACCAATCGAGGTTTGACACCTTAGTCTTGGATAAGACAGAAGATAATTCTTCCAAATTCCTGTACGACCGCGCGCTACATGCGTGGCGGGCCGTTGGAATTATGGTACTAACATGTACCCAAATTACACAAGCAATTGTGGAATTTGATGAGGAGCTTCTCCTCGAAGGCATTGCCTTCAAAAAATGGTATTTCCATGCGTGCTTCTCACACGCATTCATCGATAAAGATGGTAGGGCTAATTGGCCCGGTCTTGATAAGACGATAACCTTGTTAAAGAGGTTAGGTGCATGGATCACCTATTATGGAGCCTTTTCGGCCGAGACCGAAAAGCCTCGTTCCATAGATGCACTACCAGGTGCATCTCCGGACCACCAGACATTAGTCTGGTTCGGAGGAGGTTTGAAACACCTCCGGAAGCCATGGCTTCTCAGCGCAAACGTTGAAAACGTTCATACGTTGGCCACTATGAGTGGTTTTGGAGAGCTCTCCCACCTGCATCCGCTGCGATCACGAAGCAGGCTGCTGAAGACACCTTCCGAGTCTTAACTACTAAGACTGAGACCGACCCGTACTGGTTGGATCTCTTCCGCATTGCTGCGGACAGGGTGTGTCAACGAATGACACCCCTTCCAGTGGTAACCCACTGTAGCATTAATGCTACTGCCTGCCTCGAAAGGACTGTCGAGGATGGCGGGATGGCCAAAGAGGTCACCAAAGGAGTAAATGATCTCCTTCGAACGGATTTTGGTCCGCTCCTTGAGCAGCTTGCCTGCCCACCGTATTGCGGTTACGACCCATTTGGTCGTAGGGTGTTCGATCGTGCGATCACCTGGACGATATGGCATCGTCGTAAGTATGCTTACAAAGGGAACCCATTTAAGGAGTTCCCGCCGGATTTCCGGCTTCCTGCGCTGGGACCCCAAAGGCCTTTAATCTTTGGGTTCTTTGCATACAGGGGGGCCTTTTTAGACCCACGCGTAAATAACGGCGTTGCATGGAACTTGCCACATGCGAATCCTCATGGAGGATATCCCTATAATAGGGAAATAATAGATTTATTAAGGGAGGATCTTGCTCCCTTCTACAACGAAACGTTG